CAGCTAATAGCGGGGTACTAGTAACTGATAGTGGTGGTGTCCCCAGTATAAGTTCAACTCTTCCAGCGTTTACAACATCAAGTATTACCTTTAATCCAACTACTGGCGGAATAGTTGGCACGACTACTAATGACGATGCCGCAGCCGGTAAGGTTGGTGAATATATTAGTTCAGTCATTGCGTCAGGAAGCGCTGTATCAATTGTAACTAATACTGCCAAAACAATAACTAGCATTTCATTAACTGCCGGTGACTGGGATGTCCAAGGTCAATTAATTATAATAGGTGCATCTACAACTCAATTCACCACCGTAGGATGTGCAATTTCATTAACTAATAATACTATACCTACTTTTCCTGCTATTAATGCCTCAGTTTTCATTAATAGAGGTACAATCGATAATGCATCTACTACTACAAAATGGGTGCCCGGAACAAATAGTACGCCAACTATGGGGCTATCGCCATGTAGGATAAGTATCGCCTCAACAACAACGGTATATTTAGTTGCTTTAGGTGTTTTTACTGTTAGCACAGCAACCTCTTACGGTGTTATTTCAGCGAGACGAATTCGATAATTAAAAGGATTTTAAGCCATGGCCGGTGTGAAAATTAGCCAATTACCAGCTTCCGCAGGGTCAGCATTAACAGACCTCATACCCGCTGTACAATCAGGGGTTACAAATAAAGAGACGTTACAACAGGTCTTAACATTATTTAATGCCAACGTTCAGTTGGCAAGCACTGCCCAAGTCACTGGTCTTGATACTGATCTAGCAGGGTTATTGCCCAAAGCTGGCGGAACGATGACAGGACCATTAATTCTATGGACAAACTCACCGTCTACTGCTTTAGAGGCCGCTTCTAAAGGATATGTCGACTTAACCGCATCAGGGTTTACCGTCATTCTGGCGGCTGATTATGCAACCACAGCTAACCTTAATGCCACATCTGCCGGTGCTGGTGTTGGGGCGACACTTACTAATGCAGGTGCAATGGCAGCATTTAGTGTGGATGGCGCTTCACCTTCTGTTAACCAACGTATTTTAGTTAAGGATCAGACTCTAACCCAGCATAATGGGGTATATAACCTTACAACGGTGGGTTCTGGCGCTGTTAACTGGGTGCTGACTCGTGCCACAGACTATGACCAAGCAGCCGAAATCCAACCTGGTACTTTGATTGCGGTTAATGGCGGTACAGTAAATGCCACTAGCTCATGGCTTGAGACTGCTACTGTTGTGACGGTAGATACTGATCCTATTTTGTTCTCACAGTTCTCATTCGGCCCTAATAGCTTCTTTAAGATCGCAAACAACCTATCCGAAGGTGTGGCAGCTACCATGCGTACTAACCTAGGGTTAGGAACGGTTGCAACTAAGGCAGCATCTGATGCAGCTAAGACTACCGCTGTCATGGCAGATGCAGCAACCACGATTGGCAATGTTGCTATATTCACAGATGTCACCGGAACCATTGGAGATGGCGGCACCATTGCAAATCTGACCGCTAATGATCTATGTACTGGCAGACTTACACTTACAACTGGCATACCCGTAACAACGGCTGATGTGACAGGGGCTGGAACCTTATACTTCACGCCTTATAAGGGTAACAAGATCGCACTCTATGATGGGGCTGCTGTATGGAATGTTAGAACATTAACAGAGCTATCCATTGCTGTACCTGCTGTTGCTAACCAGTTGTATGATGCATTTGTGTATGACAATGCAGGTACGCCAACGCTTGAATTAACAGCATGGACAAATGATACAACTAGAGCAACCGCTATCATGTTTCAAGACGGCGTATACGTAAAAAATGGCGCAATAAATAGGCGCTATGTAGGTTCATTTAGGACGACAGCCGTTGCTGGACAAACCGAAGATAGTAAAGCCAAACGTTATGTTTGGAATTACTACAACCGTGTAGCTAGACAAATGAAGGTAGTAGAGGCAACGGTTAGTTGGACATATAGTACTTTAGCTTATAGACAAGCAAGAGGATCGTCTGCTAATCAATTGGATTTTGTAATTGGCGTTAGTGAAGATTCAATAAATGTAAATACAGGTAGTGCGGTAAGTTCAACATCATCTGTTACTGCAAATACAGGTGTAGGTTTGGACTCAACGACTGTTAACTCAGCAAGTATATTTGGTGGCAATGTTCTAGCGGGTGGTCTTAATTTTAATCCAGTTTCAGTTTATAACTCAACAATTGCGGTAGGACGACATATTCTTGTATGGTTAGAACGTGGTGGTGGATCTGGAACGCAAACCTGGATAGGTTTATCACAATCTGGAATTACAGGAATCATCCCTGGCTAACCCCGCCAAATGTCAGTGTTGTCTTTAGGCGGTGGTTGATTAGATGGTGCTTTATCATCTAATGATGTTTTGCCGTCTAATAGTTCTTTTAACTCTTTTAATTTAGATATTATTTCTTCTATTAATTTGTTTCTTTCATTTAATGGCATAAATAACCTCTCTTTAAGCGTCTTTTATTTAATCGTTCAATAAAATGGAGAATGTCTTCATAACTATCCATACAGATATTCTTTGAGTTGCCAAGACGGCTATGACAACTCCCCCATGCAAGCGTTATTAACCAATCGCCAAAAAGATCACGGGTAATAAAAACCTTATAATATTTCTTGTGGCTTTTATGCCACTCTTTTATGAGATACATTATCTTCGATATGATCCATTTGAGAGACAAGGCGTTGATAGTTTTCATCGATTAAGCGATACAGTTCTTCTTGAGGTTCCACCTCATGTCCATCAATATAAAATCTCATCCTCATTTCCTTATTTTTATTAATGACAAGGCGCGAGATTATATTGAAAAAATATTCTATGTCTATCTGGTATTTTTTGAACGATCTACCGCCAGTAATTAGACTTACAGGCAATAGGTGGTTTTCAGTATATTAAATGGTTTTATTGCGGTTATCATAGCAATATAAATACATATTGGGATTTGAGATATACTATAATACTAAACATGAATAGTTATTGATCTATCGTTTGCGTAATTTGAGCAATACTTTTGCAGCTTTTGCGATAGCGGTACATATGGAATTATCGTTGCAATAAAGAACAGTCATCTTAACATCATCTGCATTTTCAAAACCTTTTTCGATTCCCACATTATGAATGACTTCACTGATATAATTTGCTTCGCGTTCTTTCTTACATATTTTGCATATCATGAGTTATAACTTTCTTAGTAAAGAATAAGGTATAATAGGATAAGTGTTATCAATACCGCGCACCCACTGATTAGACCCAAACAGAAACAGACAATATTCTCAAACATAACTAATTCCTTATCCGAGGATATTATGACAAAACGTTATGAAGATATTAATATACACCACGACTTACATAAACTTATTAAAATTGGAGAACAAATCATGACAGCCATCGCAGACTTTGCAGCAGCCCAGAATGCATTCAACGACCGTATGGACGTTGCTATTGCAGATTTACAAGCCGACATTCAAAATTTGAATGATCAAATTGCAGCACTCATTGCAAATGCTATTACACCAGAAGACCAAGCCGCTTTAGATACCCTGAAAGTTCGCGCACAAGCTATGGCAGATAAGCTAGACGCTTTAGATGCTTTAACTCCACCAGTTCCACCAGTCGTATAAGCTTAAAAGAAGCCAACTATTTGCAATTCGCGAATCACGAATAGTTGGTTTTCTGTTACAGACTTATATTTAAACCTGGCGAATTCGACACCTTTAAACTTAACTGATTTTATTAATTTCTGTCCTTTGAATATTCTAAATGTATCATTACTTTTTTATGAAGAGTAATTATTGAACCGATACTCGGTGTGCGATGTTCTATATCAACCAATGACACCTCAACTTCAAGCATTTTGTTTTCGATCTTCTCAAGTTCCATGATTAAGCGCTTAACTGTAATTGTCATTATTCTTCTACCGTAAATTCAATTGTTTTTATATACTCCATAGTTTCGGAATAACCTTCTGCACAATCTGGTTTACAATTAAAAATTTTACCAAGCTTAATATGACCATCACTTCTTCTATAAACATTCACGTAATAAGTTTTCTCGGTCGGTGCCATGAATAGATCATACTCTGCTTCACTTTCAAAATTTATAAATCTTCCTTGATCGTTCCACCAACATATATCTATATCACCGTCACTATCTTCTACTATACCAACCAATCTTTGACCTCTATGACTATTATCAAAATACTTAAGCTCAATGACTTTTGAGCCGTCACGGCAAACAACTTTATCACCCGCAAGGGCGCGTTCTAAATTAAATTTTCTCATTTTCTTCTCATCACATATTTTACAATAGGTAACTAAACCATGAATACAACTTGGTAATCTTTGAGGTCTATCCGTCATGAGTTACTCAGCACTATTTCGCCGTCAAAGGGTTTGTATTTATTTATATCCCAATATTCTGAATCAACTATTGGATTTGACTTTGTACCTATCTTTAAACATATTGCTCCTTCTGGACTGCCAAATAAAACAATTGCTTTATCTTCTGAAACCCCAATCCACGGATATTCTTTCGTCTCTGATTTCTCTTTAACTGTTACTTTCATCGCTCACCTTTTCATACGTGCATTCAAAAATATCTGGCTTGCATGGATAAAACTCGCCTTTAATTCCTTTGATAATGTAATCACCAGGGGAAGCGCGCATTTCACCTTCTAATGTTGTAATTAACAAATCATCTGAAGTTAATTCTTCTCCTATTTCTGTCATTCCAAGTTTTATTAATATTTCTGTGGAATTATTTCCATTGTACTGAATTGCATCAATCACTTATTGGTTTTTTCTATATTTCATTGTTCACCTTGGACGATAGTTAGAAAGTGAAGGATAATACAAAATATTTTTAACTACTACTTTCATTCTTCACCATAATGTAACTTTCTAATCAACTCTCTTAAACAATCTCTAGATACTAAAGATTGCTCCTTAGTGCTATTAGGATTAACAAAATCCTCAATAACAGAAAACAATATTACTGCTAACTGAATTAAATCATCTTGACTTGCCAATACTTTATTAAATACTTCTGGATGTTCACTCATTCACTCACCTTTGGTTTACAATAAAAACATGTAGGAAATGTAGGAGACATCACCGCAAAACATACAGGGCACTGCCAACCTTTTGGAGATTGAAAATTAGATTGTCCCATAGGATATCCTGGCACTATCACTGGAGTGCAAATAGGGAAAGATAATTTCTCGATTCTGTTCACCAATTTTAAACGCATGAATAGTTTCGGCGGTTAATTTTCTCTCATTCATGAGGTAATTCATTACTGGTGACGTAGAGATGATTGACTTCACTTTATCTGGCGATTGTCGAATGAATGTTTTTTTCTTATAGCCATCGAATTTAGGCTTACCCACCCCAAGGTATTGCTCTGCCTCTTTTAACGCAGCCTTGATATCTATATTGCGGTTTAAACGCCATAACTCAAGTAAATCCCCTTTCTCGCCTGTGGCGAAATCACACCATACTCCAGACTTTTCGCCAGTGAGATGCACTTTCAATGAATCGCCGACTTCACCGCTAACACCACCAACACACCATTCAGCACCCATTCTCTTTCCTTGAGGTAACAAGAACTGTACGATTTCTTGAGCACGTTGAGCTAACATTCCAGCAATTTGATTAAAACTATTCATTCATATAACTCCTGACATTGGATTTGTTGTTGAATTAGATTTTTTTTTGTAAATTTGGTGGCATTACGTAGCCATGTGTTAAACGCCATATCCCACCGTGAAAACTTGGCTCCCCTTGATAAGTGATACTCCCTGAAGTGTATAAACTCGGCTTCGACATCAAGACCAGATTGGGTTGCTATAGTCCTATGTGACTCCCCTATTTCCATCTTTTCTGGGAAAGAGGATTTATTCGTTTTCGTTGGTTTATTAGCTTGACGCTTTTTCAAGCTAATACCTGATGTACATTCTCTGATGTTATTACTGATGTTATTAGTAGTGCTGTCAGCACCTGGTACCAAGAGCTGTGAGCACTGAGTAGGTGGTGCTACAGGCACTGGGTGCTGTGAGCACTGAGTGCTATCAGCACTGGGTATGAATAATTGATAGTGGTTATTCTTACCAAAATATCTTGAAATTTTTATTAAACCTTTCCCTTCCAGGGTTTTGGTATAGCTCTTAACTGAATCAATCGACATACCACAATATGTCGCTAGTGATAGGTGGGAAGGGAAGCAATCAGATTTAGAACTTGTGTAGCTTGCCAGCATTACTAAAAGCATTCTTTCATACACATTTAATTTGTACTGTGTAGAAAGGCTGCTTCTTAAAAAACGATCGATGGTAATTTGTGCTTGTATCATAACTCATCTCGAATTTTCTCTATGCCAAAGATAAAATCATGAGAGATCTCGGCACTTAATATGTCATGGCAATAACAAGTAGTACTCAGCTGTAATGCGAGCCTGTGTAATTTTTGAATGACAGAATTTGAAGAATTTTGATCGATAAAAGCTGGCGTCAACGATTGCTGACTGTTAAAATTTGCTTGTCGATATTTATCATGCTCCGGCAACAATTCTGCCCGAATTAACGGAGCATGAGCCTTTTTGTAGCTCATGTTTATAAATCCTTTTCTTAATGCCGAACATCCTGTTCAGCTCAAACTCAATTCACAAAAAGAAATACTTCTCTTTCCCCTACTTTAAATTTGATATCCCCATACTGCTTCTGAAGTTCAATCAAGTCTTTCATTAGCTTTAGTGAACGCCGAATAACTTGCGACTTGTTAAAACTCAAATCGTTGATTAACACCTTTAAAAGGAGATCAGTTTGTTCGTCTATACGCATGGTTAAATTGCGATTAAACATTTTTTATTTGCTCTGTATTTACTTTATATGTGCATCTTAACAAGAGTTATCTGATAAAGCAGGGAAATGATCATTAGAAAAAATGATTAAAAAATACACTTACTGTAACTCTGCAAATTCCAGAGAAGGGGTTTCAATTTCTAGAAAAGATAATGTTTTTTTATGTTCTTTCAAAACACGTTTAGTATTTACGCCTAAGGAAGTATTTTTACCTATGTCGATTCCTATACTTTTTAACAGAGGTTTTAGCTCAAGTAAAAAAGCATAAAATTCGCCAGAGAATTCTCTATCTTCTCCTTCCTGGGAACCGTTATGACGACATTCTGGAATTTTTTTGGTTAATGCATGGTACATCCGTGCCAGCTTCATTAAGACATTTTGTTTTTTTATCTGATGCCAATTTGAATTCTTTTATTTTTTCTTTTGCTTCATCGGACAGCCCTTCGTGAGACAATAGTTTTTCTATTTCACGCTCTAAAAAACTCATATATAACCCTTACTTATAATTCATTGGAATTAAAAAGGAATGTCATCGTCAAATTCTTTTTTCTTTTCTGGAAGCTCCGTTACAAGTTCTTTCCTGACATAATCCTCTATGGAATTTCTGTCAGGGTATTTTGAACCAACTGGTTTTCCATTTAGTTTATCAAATGGGATTTCTTTTCCTGATTGAAAACCAACTTTAACAAATGTATTACGATTCAATGCCATGTCTGGTTTAAAACTTCCATTTTCATAAGCCTCTAATAACCCAATAGATTCGCAAAAATGGATGATCTTCCACATCATTGAAGGTACGAAAGTAAGGTAATCAAATATTTGCTCTATCTCATTATTGCCATGGTAAACATTAAGCATCACCACAATCATTTGATTGCCTTTGTCTGACGGCTTTGGCGTCATCTGTCTTACTACAGCATGATAGTTACCAGGCTTTATTAAACTAAAACGTGCGTCTTCTGCTTGTTGCTTTGATATGGGGGTATAACTAAAACTCATTTTAAATATCCTTATTCTTTGGGTTCAGTTCTTTTGAAAATATTATTAGTCATTTCTAAGATATCTTGCGCAGCTTGTCTATATCCTAATTCATAACCTTTATTAAATCCCTCGGTATAACCAGTATTTTTTTCAATATCTTTATTATGTTTGTAAATAATACTATCAAGTTCATTTTTAAAATTGCTATGCATCACTTAACTGCCTTTTTAGCTTTGTTTTCCATGTGATCGATGATCTTTTGGATGACGATTTCATTCATTTCTTCAAACTTTTCTGCACCAGCTTTGTCTAGCCATTTATCTATGGTTTCTTGCGGTTCTTTGTAAAGATCAACGAGATGTTTTAAATGGTCTACCTGATCCTGTGTTGCAAGCTTTTCATTGACGGCGACACGCTCAAGAATTTCTTTGTCGTACCGTGTGGAAAACTCACTGTAGTTAGCTTGAAATTGATCGTCTTCTGGAAATTCTATTAGCCTGCTTCCTTTGACAATAGCGACACGATCTTGGCCACGCTTTTGTAGTTCAATGATGAGATCAAATAAATAATCTAACTTTCGGTAACAATCATATGTGCTTCCTAAAACAACCATGTTCTGTCCGTATTCATTCTTTGCGTGGCTTGTGATAATAACATTCATATCAATTCTGACAAGCAGATTGAATAGATGTTTCATGCGCTTGTTGGCAGACGAATAATGCCGGCCGAAGTCAGTGCCATTAATTGCCGCTGACTTTTCTAATAAGTCATTATATAAAACTGTCATGGAGTCGATGACTAATGTTTTATAATCGTGCCGCTCTACCATCAATACTTTCTTTTATCCATAGAGCCTTCGGTGTCGATGATATAAGGCTTTGGAAATTGAATCGACATTGTAGACTTACCAACTTTGGCATTGCCGTACAAAAATAGTTTAAGACGACCTTTTGCTACTTCTGGTTTTTTTGCTTTTAGACTCATTTTAATTCTTCCTCTTTTTTAATTTGTCTTCGTTTTGAATATTCTTTTAAGAGTGCTTTTTTAATTTCTGGATCGTTTTTATATTCTTCTATCCATTCGATGATGTTTAGGGTGTCTATTTCATCTATTGTTTGTGTACTCATTTAGTCAACCCTCACAAAATCTGTTTTACCTGACTCATAAAGTTTTTTTTCAGTTTCAGTTAAGATGTTTTGTATACAATCTCGCGCATACATAAATATTTCTTGTTTGTAATCGATTGTGATTACATCGACACAATTATCTAAATCAACATAGGAGTGACAACCATCGCATTGGATTATCGACATGATTTATTACTCCAGATGGTTTCACCATTGACTTGATCTTGCCTTGATTGAAATCCCGATTCTTCCATAAAATCTTGGTAAGCTTCCTCGCATACTTCTGAAATAATTTCTTTCATGTATCTTTCTGTCTCAGATAAGTAAGCTTCTGTTGCGGTCGGTGATCTTAAAGAATCTTCATAATCATCGGCATCTAAAACATGAGAGAGTAATAATCTTTTTTCATACAGTGGGAGTTTTTGAATATTGAGGGTGACGCCAGTGAAATTATATCCTGCATATTCTTCCATGAGGCCATGAATATATTGTTTGAATGCAATCCTTGACTGTCCGTGATCCAAGTTAGCGTCCTGCTCTTGTTTTCTTGCATTAAATTGTACTACTATTAAGTTACTCATTTGCTTACTCCCAAGTGTGACAATGATTAGTTAAGGTCGCGCCCTGCAAGGCTCGGCTTTAACGCCTGCTTAGAACCATTTAAACCCGTGCGCCATCAATCCAAAAAGTGATCCAAAACCACCTAACATTAAAACCATCATTCCTAATATCCATCTAAAGTCTGTCTTCATGTCCTTTCTGATCTCTCTTACTTCATAAATCAAGTTGTCCATGGTCTTGACTATTCCTTCGAGTGCAGTCTCGACTCTTGTCATACGTTGCTCATAAAGCAGGTCGTACTTTGTGATTGCTAGTTGTTCGTTTTTTGTCATTTGTTTCTCCTCTTGAGTAAGGCTATGATATCATAGTATCAGTCGATTGCAAGAGCTTTTCACGATTAGTTTTATAAGATTCGAGGCAGTTAACAATGATTTCATTTATGCTTCTATGCTGATCAAAGGCTGTTTTTCTAATAAAGCTCCAGGTATCAGTGGGAACTCGTATTGTTGTTGTTGTGATCGATTTATTTTTATCCATAACTATTCCTTTGATTATAATAAGTTGTTTCATTGCATACTATCATGACAGATGGTAGAGTCAACAAAAATAACTTCATATTAGTGTAATGAGGTAAGTTTAAAGGTGGCGAATCCGCTACCTTTAAATAAATGATAATCAAGGAATGATTATGAATAAATGGATTGAATATGAAAAAGAGAAGGCGAAACTTCAGGAATTAGATTTAGATCATAAAGAGTACGAAAGATTAATAGCTGAATTGCTTAAGAAACTAAACTTATAGTAGCTTTGTGATTCGGCAAAGGACAGGCGGGAGCTAGCCACTCCCACATGCTGATATTTAACATGAACATTCATTCATTACCTAACAAGGCAAATCACTTACTTAACAGGCAAATAATAATGAAATTACCGCCATACAGCAAGCCATTACACCAACTTTTAACATCCGGTCAAAAGCCAACCAATAGTGTTTATGTCTTTATTGGCAGCGAATCATGGGATAGAGGCAAGGTTTCTTCTCGCACACGTCCCACAAGAACCATTGCGCTCCCACCTGATCATTCGCCTTTCGCTTACGACTGGCCAGTCAAGGGATGTGAGATACTTATAATAGAAACCAGCGAACTCGTAACGGAATACATAGAAAGCATTGCTCAAGCATTATTTGATTATGATGCGGAGCGAGTGGTGCTTTTATCTTTAAATTTACTATCAACCACATACAAAAAGGATTTTTAACTATGTCAGACAAGCGCAGACCAACAAAAGGATTTACGAAAAATAAAAATATTATCTCACCGTATGCAAGTGATGAAGATAATGTTCATTCCTTACCAGTCGAAATTGAAATAGAAAAGCTATCTCAAGTTAAAATGAAAAAGATAGATTGGATATGGAAAGATGTTATAGCAAAAGGAAAGTTAACTCTATTTGCTGGCGAACCAGGAGTCGGGAAATCACAACTTTTATTATATATTGCTAGTATTGTTAGCAATGGCGGTAAATTTCATTTTGAATTTAAAAATTGCGAACAACAAAAAGTATTATTAATTTCTGGTGAGGATGAATCTGAAGATACAATTGTTCCAAGATTAAGAGCACTGGGCGCTAATATAAATAATATCGATAATGTTAAAGGTATTAAAAAAGTTGATAAGAATGGCCAGCCATATTATGACGCCATTTGCTTAGTAGAACATTTAGCAGAATTAGAACAAAAGATTATTGATAATAATTATAAGATACTAATTGTCGATCCAATTACAATTTATCTAGGTTCTATTGACCAACATAAAAATAATGAAATCAGAGGCGCCCTCGCAAGAATTACTGCTTTAGCTGAAAGACATGATCTTGGATTAGTTCTCAATTCTCACTTCTCAAAACCATCTGGCTCAGCTAGCAAAAATGCAATCTATCGAGTCATGGGTAGTATAGGTTTTGCTGCCGCAGCAAGAGTCGTTTACGGCATTATGAAAGACCCAGAAAACCCCGAAAGACGGCTTTTTATCCCAATCAAAAACAATATTGGTCAAGATAAGTACGGGTTTGTATACAAAATAATCAGTTCTTTGTTGGAAAATAGTATAGAAACGAGCCACGTGTCATTTCTTGATGAAAGAATAGACAAGACAGCGAACGAAATTCTTAATACGCAGACAGATGTGAAAGCACCTAAATTGGAAGAAGTTAAGACATTTTTAGTTAAGTTGCTACAAAATGGTGCAGTTCCTTTGTCCGTCATTAGGAAGGCATGCACCGACAATGGCCATTCAGTAGCGAGAATGTATGCTGCAAAAGAAGATTTAAAAATATACGAATATGATTCTTTTGCACCTAAAAGAGGCAAAATGTGGACACTCTCTCCATCATCACGGACACATGGACAAACGGACAATTGTTGATTAATAAGGAGTTTTTGATGTCTATGACGGACAAACAGACGGACAACGGACACTGTACAAATATTGCCTATGTTGTCCATGTGTCCGTCTCTATAAATATACATGGACACTCTCTAACTATATAATAAATAATATATAAAGAGAGAGTTTGTCCGTTTGTCCATGTGTCCGTGTAGAGAGATAGACAATTATTAATAATTAGGAGAATAGAGATGAAGTTTTTAGAATCAATAACAGCATTAGGAAATAATATTTTAGTTCCTATTGATAAAATAAAGTTTGTTAAATTTACTTATGATTACAGAGATCAAGAACATAAATATGTCATTCATATCACAACTGATGATTGTGAACTTGAAGAACATTATCCAAACAATGAAAAAAAAGCTGATACTCGTTTCAAACAAATTAAAAAAATAATTGAGGCTGAATGACATATTAGGCTTTACGATGAAATAATTGTTCCACATGGAACTGGTTAACGGAGTTTTTAGCATGGTCAAAACAAGGAAGTTTGTAAGCTTCAAGGATAGTGATAAAGTACAAGAATTACTCAAACAACTATATGGAAATAGTAATGAGAGCGAAAAGAATCGACGACAACCAGAACCAGATAGTGAAAGCATTTCGGGATCGAGGGTGCACGGTGCTAGTCATGAGCATGGTGGGAAAGGGAGCACCTGATATTGCGGTCGGGATTGAGGGACGAAATTGGTTCTTCGAAATTAAAGACGGTGAAAAGTTTTTAAGTCAGCAAAAACTAACGAAACATGAAAAAGAATGGCATGATAATTGGAAAGGACAAGTCGATGTCATCAGTTCAATTGAAGATATCGATAGTTTCTTTCGTTGGATAATAGAAAGCGACCACTAAGGATTATAATGCCAAAGTTCAGCCAGCCATCACTCTCAAAACTTTCAACATGCGATTTGGAACTGCAAAAACTATTTTTCGAGGTCATTAAATATTTTGATTGCACTATTTTGGAAGGCTACAGAAACCAAGCAGACCAAGAGAAAGCATTTCAAGCGGGCAACACCAAACTTCATTTTCCCCATGGAAAACACAATCAGCAACCAAGCCTCGCCGTAGATGTCGCTCCCTACCCACTAAATTGGAGCAACACTAAACGATTTTATTATTTTGGTGGGTTTGTAATGGGTATTGCTAAAAGATTGAAGGAAGAGGGAAAAATGACCCATGGTGTGAGATTCGGTGGTGATTGGGATGGCGATACTGAAGTAACCGATCAAACCTTTATGGATTTGGTACATTTTGAAATAATTGTTTAATTGATCTTATAATGCGCTAAAATAGAAATCAAATGATATTAAAGGATTAAGTCATGGATGAGCCTGGTCAACGCGGCCAACCAACAAAATTTACGGAAGAGGTAAAAGAAAAAATTATTCATGCCGTAAGCAAGGGTGCTCCTAATGTGCTTGCTTGTGATTATGCAGGTATAAACATTTCAACAATGCGCAATTGGAGACTGTTAGCTAAAGAAGGTAATGAAGATTATGTACAATTCTTCATACGGCTAAAAGAAGCTAGAGGCAACTCAACAGTTCATTGGCTAGAAAAAATTGATGAAGCATCTGCCAAGGGTCAGTGGCAAGCAGCAGCTTGGAAGTTAGAACGAAGACATTATAAACATTTCGGACGCAGCGCAGATGTCATGGAGCTAGCGAAACAAATGGATCGCATTGAGAAAGAAATCAAAAAAGCAAATCGAAATAATTCATCTGATGATAAGGAAATCACTGAATGAAAAACCCATATAAAAATGCACCGCTTCCTCTTAATACCTGTCCTGGTAAAACCAAGGAAGGCTATAGCATGGCTTACTCAACACAATTAGTTGCTGGAAAACAAATTGATGATGAGCTAAAGCAAAAGTATATCGACAATCGAGATTTTCGTTTACCTCGTCACGCACCAAACTTTCAAAAACCAAAAGTTTATTCAGATGAGGTCACGAAATGAGCGAGCCACTTGATCGAACTAATGGAAAGATGGTTGATCACATCTATAAAGAAATGCAGAAAGGTTACGACGATAATTCTGCGATGACAGTCGTTATTAATAATTCAAGATTAGACCCTGAAAGAATAACTGGACGAAAAGAAAATCATTCTTATGAACTCTAAGTGTGAAGATTGTGATGGTACAGGAGTTATTGAAACAGAAGGTCTTCATGTTGGTCGTGAGAGATACGATAAAGACATGGGTTATGTTGTGCATGATGTTTATGGGAAAGGTGATTGGGCAATGACAGCTTGTCCATGTCAAAGTTACGATTAACTCAAGGAGAGAGTAATGCCGTTAGTTAAAGGTGCTAAAGCTAAAACAAGGAAAGGTTTTTCTACTAACGTGAAAAGAGAGATGGAAGCTGGAAAACCGCAGAAACAAGCAGTCGCCATTGCTTATAGTGAAGCAGGTGAAAAAAAGAAAGCTAAAAAACCACGGAAGAAATACTAATGAAATGTGAGCATAGAATTAATGAAACAAGAAATACGTAATTTATACGATGCAATTTCTGATCTAATTAGGTCTTATGACTTTGAGAATGGATATTTTGAATTTAGAACTATTATTCTTCAGTCTGGAATCAATAAAGATATTTCTAATTTTCAAACTTATCTTGTAAAAATTAAAGAAAATGAAGTATGGGCAAAAGACTTTAAAAAAGAAATAGAAATAAGAAATAAATGTAGAAGTTGTTTATTAACAGAAAATGGAAAATAAGCAAAAAATCAGGGATTAAATACTATGGATGAAGTAAGGACTATCAAGAATAAATGGCTAGAAAAAGAATGGCGCGATCCATTAAAGCATCGCGCGCCTGATGATCGAAAGCAGATTAAGCTAGAAGAAGATTCAACGCCTTTGCTTAAGAAATATAATGCAAAAGATATTGTCATTAAATGGAATCGAGCTAATAGAATTAAGACTCTTAGAGGAATTAGAAGATAGTGCAATGTACTTCTTGTGATTATCCTGATTCTAAAGTTGTTGAAACGAATAAGGATGAAAGATTCAATCAAATTTATCGAAGACGTGAATGTATTCGATGTGGGTTTAGATTTACAACGCAAGAACACATGAAGGACAGTAACAAACGGCAAGATTATAAAACAAAACCACCCAGGTTTATTTTAGACAAATGACGACATCAATTGCAGATTTAAATAAAAGATTGAATAGGGCAGATGATTATCGTCATCAAATCACATCGCAACATCTTATTATCAATAATGGAAGGATGATTATTAGCAATGGAAGTGAACCCAAAAAAATATACATTCCGAATCAGACTAGTGCAATTGCTCATGCTGATAATAGTTTTGTACGCGGCATATTGGGTCCATTTGGAAGTGGTAAGACTACATGGGCAATTACTGAAATTGTCTTACGCGCTTGCGCGATGCCAACTTGGTATCACGGCCGTAGACGAGCACGATGGGGAATTGTCAGAAACACTGCTGGAGAACTAGAATCAACAACATTGCAATCATGGATCACTTGGTTTGATTCACTTGGGGACATTTATAAAAGACAGAAACCAATATTAAAATATGAGCACGCATTTAATGATGGTAATGGTATTATTGAACTTGAGCTTCTATTCATTGCGTTAGATCGTCCTGAACATGTCAGAAAGATTAAATCGTTGGAGTTGACAGGGGTTTACTTCAATGAACTTTCTGAAATCCCGAAAGCGGCCTTTGATCACATGAAAGGCCGCGTTAATCGTTATCCCTCTAAATCATTGTGTGAGAAACCATATTGGTCAGGCATTATCTTTGACACCAATCCGCCAGATGAAGACCATTGGCTTTATAAAATGTTTGAAGAACAAGATGTTGAAGGCCATAAGCTATTTAGACAACCACCAGGATTATTAAAAAATGATAATGGATGTTGGATTAGAAACTCTAATGCTGATAACACTGCTCACCTTCCTGATGATTATTACACAAAGCTAGCAGCCGGCCAGACGGAAGAATTTGTGAAAGTATTTTGCCTTGGCGAATATGGAACAGTTGGTACTGGTAAAATTGTTTTTCCAGAATTTAATTCTGATCTTCATGCGAAAGATCATCTTGAAGCAATACAAGGTGAGTCGTTAATACTTGGTTGGGACTTTGGATTGACTCCAGCGTGTGTTGTATTGCAATTAACGCAACGTGGTGTGCTGATGTTATTGAAAGAATATTTAGGTGATGGCATTGGTCTTAGAAGCTTTGCAGAATCAGTAGTTCTCCCTGGACTATTAAGGGATTTCCCTTATTGCAAAGTTGGTATGTCTATTGGTGACCCTGCTGGTATGGCGCGTAATGAGATCATGGAAGAAATGTCCTGTATTGGCGAACTCTGTTCATTAGGCATTGATACCATTCCCGCAGAATCAAATAATCTTGAACCACGATTAGGATCGGTTCGATATTTCTTAAATAAAATGGTTGATGGCCATCCATCATTTGTCATGGATAAAAAGAAATGTCCTGTGACTTATAAAGGTTTTCTCAAAGATTATTATTATCAGAGGTTGGCAGTTTCTGGCGAAGAAAGATTTAAGGAAAAGCCCCATAAGAACATGGCATCTCATCCAATGGATGCTGTGCAATATCCATGTTTACATCTGGCATCAGATCGTATTGTGAAAGATAAAATGAGCACGCACAAAGTTGTTGATATGTGGAACCCAGTTTTTCACTGGCAATAAAGGATTAAACATATTAAAATAATGTTTTTGGTTATTTATTATGAAAGAGAAATTAAAGTTTTATAGGAAAATATCCAATCCAGATAGTAATGGCTGTATGAATTGGTTAGGTGCTAAAACAAGGAATGGATACGGTACTTTAACGTGGAATAAAAAACCTATGACATTAGCTCATCGTTTATCTTATAAATTACATAAAGGATCAATACCAGAAAATATGTGTGTTTGTCATACTTGTGATAATCCATCATGTGTTAATCCAGATCATCTATGGATAGGGACTATAGCTGAAAATAATCAAGATATGGTTAATAAAGATAGACAACATTTAAAAAAAGGTATGAGACTTAGTAGTAAATTAACTGAATTACAGATAAAAGATATTAGAAATAAAATACTTCAAGGTATTACTATGGTTGAATTATCAAAAGTATATGGGGTTAGTGATAGAACGATTAATAACATTAATTCAGGTAAGTTATGGCCATCCATTGATACAAAAGAACATAGATTATTAAGGTTAAAGAAAGTAAAAGAAATGCGTAGTAAGCATTCATCTAAATTAGCTACAAAATTAACAATAGAACAAATTAAAGAAATTAAAATTAGATTGTCTAATGGCGAAGGCCAAAAAAATATTGGATTAGATTATGGTGTCAGCCAATTTTGTATTTATGAAATTAAACATGGCAGAAGATGGAAAGATATTTAAATTAACGGAATAATACTAATGGACTGCGATTTAGGAAGGTTATAGGTAATGGACCAAAGGATTGTGTCAAGTAAGGAATATAGAAGGTTTATTGTTTATTCCATGAAAATGAAAAAATATTTCCAGGATAAAGTTTATTTTAGTAAGAGTGAATATGAGAAATATCTTGATTGCGTAACAAGATACAATCAATTCTTAAACGAGATTGGCATTCGTCATGTTAGTAAGAAGTACGATTACTGTTATCACAATAAAAGTACTTGGAAATATTTAGACGTTGTTATAAATGGGGATTATTTTATAAGAGGTATTTATAATCCTGATTTTAAAGGAGAGAAATAGAAATGGATTGTAGTTATTACGGAACAAATGAAGGTGAATTAAAGGGTGAGCCATTAACTCACATGTTAATTGATGATTTCTTTCAAGCCTTGATTGATAGAAATGACGCGAAATACCAAGAAATATTTAGAGAAACAATAAAGAGCTTAAAAGAAAGCAATTCTGTTGAATTTAAAAAGATCAAGCAAGATATCAAAATATTTAGCTCTGATGTAAGGCAGTTAAATATTAGAATTGAAAATATGAATAGAGACTTGTCCGATATTAAAAATGATATCTACGAATTAAAAGAAGAACTATCAGAACTAAAAAAACCTAAAAAGAAAACTGATTTTAAGTTGGGGAAGAAATATGCTTAAAGAGGATATGGACTGTATTAAAAGTGGTATGCTTCACTTAGATAAAGCATTGCAGATTTTCGAAAATATTAAGGATAATGAAACTAAACTAATCTTGAAAGAAATGGCAAGAGGTTTAGAAGTTTCATGCGGCAGAATTTTAGATAAAATAACTAACCAAAAAGGAACATTATCATGACAGCACAAGCACTTATTCAACAATTTACGATTAACTTTCCTGGCCAGAATAATATTGTTCCGCGTTTCGGCCATTTGTATGCACCCGAGCAAACACTGGCGCAAGTTAAAGCCGCTGGCTATTTAGATGTTTGGATTAAGGCTCAAAATCAATCTATTTTGGCGACTGACATTATAGGCGCGGTATGCTCAGACGGCACAGATTGGTTAAAACCCATATTTACTAATGGATCATGCCAGCTAACCGTATTACCATAATGATTTTTTCAAAGGAGAGATAAGATGAATTTTGTTGAAGCTTTAGCTGAATTAAAAGAAGGCCATGAATTAGTGCGTGAATGCTGGCAGATGGCAGATGGTTATTTGACATTTATGCCTGGCATGAAACATGTATGGAAGATTTTACTCTATCCAAACCCAAATGCTGGAAATCATATTTTTTCAGTGGAAGAAATAGATGCAACAGATTGGGCGCGTTATGATGCAAATAAATTTGCTCCAAAAGAAGAAGTAAAAGAACCAGCTCTTGATGATATAGCAGCTTAACTGGTTTAAAATATAGTGCGATGACACGATGTTGTCGCACTTAAAATGAAAAGTGAGATGGTATGGAAATCATCAAAGACGTTATGTCTCAGGACGAGATCAATCTTCAGAATGAAAAACTTGAAGCAGAGTTATTAGAAGCAGGCGTTGATGAAAAAGAAGTCCTAGAAAAAGCGCGAGAAGACATGACGCTTTGGGATGGCTATTTTAATGAAAACATTGTCCGTGGCAAAGACGATATGAATTTCGTCTTGCGTGATCAATGGAGCGCTCTGGAGAGAGCTGAATTTACCCGTCTTTTTAAACCTGCAATGACTTTCAATAAACTTTATGACACCACCAAGAAAGTAGCTGGCGAACAACGTAAAAATAAATCTGACTTAATTGTTAGATCCTTGACTGGCAAAGCGTCACAAGAGCAAATTGACTTACGCGCTGATTTAGTCCGCACAATATCCTATCAATCACAAAATGACCTTGTTTATCAAACTGCATTTAAGCAGGCATTATTGTCAGGGTTTGGTGGTTTTGAAATTGATCTTGATTATGAAACTAATAAATCTTTCAACCAAATTATTAAATACAATCTTATTCCTGATGCCACAAGAATGTCATTTGATCCCACAGCATTAAAGCCACATAAAGGCGATGGAAACTTTTGTTCACGCCAATACATTTATGCAAAGCAAGAATTCTATGCGACTTATCCATGGGTCATGAATCCAGTGAGCTATGCTGATCCAAGATTGCTTTTAGATTTTCAGTGGCAAACAAAAGATACAATTGTTGTGTGTAAATACACACGCAAAGAATGGTTTCCTCTAAAACTATTTAAGCTTAGAAATGAGTACGGTCAGACGATGACTGTCACAGAAGATGAATGGGATGATATGCAAGAACGTTTTAAACTGGCTCGTCAACTTGCAGATCAATCAATTGTTGTCGGTGGCATTATTTTAAAAGAAATACCAAAAGTTGTGATGGAGAGAAACTCACAAGATTATTTTATGCGTCAATATTTGATGACACAAAATCAAATTATTAAATTTGTCGATTGGCCATCAAAATATTTGCCTCTTATTTTTGTCGATGGCGATTCAAATTTTATTGAAGGCAGACAATACACTCGTTCATTTACTCATGAAGCGAAAGATGCTCAAAAGTTTGTGAATTATGTGGGTAGTGAAATTGCAGCAGAGATTAAAAATAGACGTCGCGAACAATGGATAGGAACGCCTGATAATATTCAAGGCTATGAACAAATGTGGCGTAATCCTGAGCTTCAAAATGGCATATTGCTTGCAAAAGCTGACCCAAAGTCAGGTGCTATGCCAATTAAAATGCCAGCATGGGAATTATCTCAGACATTATTACAACAATTTCAACGTGGCAGTCAGGATATGCGTGAAATCCTTGGGTTTTCTGAAACAGAGCAGCTTCAGGGACGTGATATATCAGGTAAAGCAAGACGTGAGCGCAAAATGGAAGGCTCCATGTCATCTTATGTGTTTTTTGATAACCTGAATCAGGCAATCGAACAAGGCGGCCGAGTCGTTTTGAGTCTATTACCTCACATTATTGGTGATGAACAACGAGATTTCGTACTTTCAAAAGCAAATGGTAATAAAGAAGATATTACAATCAATAAACGCGTAGGGGATGAGGTCACTAATTCTTTAGACCAAGGAGAATACGATGTTGAAATTGATACAGGACCTAGTTTCGCTGTTCAAAAAGAAATTGCACTGGAAATGTTCACACAAACTCTGCAAGCGTTCCCGCAAGCATTCCCACTTATTGCAGACCTTTGGGCTTCACAACTTGATTTACAACAAATGCCAACCATCAAAGAGCGATTTAAATCCTTAGTGCCGCCTGAGGTTCTCGCTAAAGAGGAAGGTAAGCCACCACCACCTAAGCAACCAAATCCTCAAGAGATAATGATGAAGGCAGAGATTCAAACCAAGATGGCGGAAATAAAAAACAAGCAAGCCGAAGTTCAAGTAAAAATGCAAAAATTACAGCTTGAGCAAGAAGAAATAGAGTTAAAGAAAGCTGAAATGCTCTTGAAAGCACAAGAAGCACAAGACAAAGCGCAGATGGGCGTGCTCACTCATGAGCTTGATTTAAAGAAAGCGCAAGCTGTCCATGGCCATGATCAACATAAAACTAGTATGGATTTTGAACACAAAGCCATTCAAGTGCTAGCTGACTTATATAAGCACAATACTAAATTAGAACATGAGAAGAATGTTAAGAAGACAACTGATTAATGCCCACAATCAGAGTCGAACTGATGTCTATTGATTACGAGTCAATTGTACTGCCATTGTACTATGCGGGCATGATGCCCAAAATAGGAATCGAACCTATATCTGATGATTACAAGTCACCTGTACTACCATTGTACTATTCGGGCTTTATTTCATTTGTGTTTTTTTAAATAATTAACTGCTGATATTAGTATTTCTATTGAATCATTAACATTCGCCAATAAAAGATTACATTTATTGCAAAGTAATTCTCTAATTTTTCCTGTTCTATGACAATGGTCTAAGCATAATCTTTTTTTCTTTTTTGAAGTTTCAGGATTAAGGCATATAGCGCAAATATTATTTTGCGTTATAAATAAATTGTTATAATAATCTTCCGTGATCTTAAACTCTCTTTTTATTCTATTTACATGTTTTTTTTGTTTACCTTCTTCACTTCTGTCATATTTTCTGTTTTTTTCTGTTGTTCTATTATGATAGTAATCTCTTGCATATGTATTTACTTTTTTTGTATTTTTCTTGTTCCACATTTTTACTGCCTCTCTACAACAGGCAATACATCTTAATTGAATAAAAATTCCTTTTTTATTTTTTCTTTCTCTTTTATAGACTTGATTATCTTCTAACTCGCCATGCTTTAAGCATGTTTTTATAATTTTATTCATGCATACCTCTTTTGTGATGATTTTATCAAATTGTATGTGCAGACACCATATATGGGGTATGCAACGAGAAATAAGTAAAATATAATTTATAGTACAGAGAAAAGGATTCTCTAGGGTCGCAAGTCTGCCGTAAGACTTTGGGCAAATACTGCCGAAAATGGAGTTAACGATTCATGGATGAGTTTCAAGACGATTCACCTGTTACTGGTGACGATGCAAATGATGTGATTAATGGTGGTGTTGGCGTAGGCGATGCGGAAGAGCAAGGAAATTCTGAAGCACAGGATGCCGAAATCAAGGATGACCCTTACGGAATTAAAAAACGTTTAGGGATGCAAGCCAAAAAACACCAAAGGGAAATGCGTGCAGTGCAGGAGCAAATGCAGCAAATGCAAGCACAAATGGGTGGTAACCCCAATAATCAGCAGCAAATGCAGCCAGAACAGAATCATTATTCATCACCTGGACAACCCAATCCGCCAGGAATGAATGAAGAACAAAGGATACAAGCAGCAGTACGCATGGCGTTCGGAATGAAGGAACAGGAAGAACGCAAAGCTAAAGAAGCAGAACAAATGCAACATGTTCACAAGCAATATCAGCGACTGAACAGCGCATTTGATAAAGCTTCCGATTCGTATGAGGATTTTGACGATGTAGTTCGAGGCGACGATGTTCCGTTTACGCCTCATGTGCGGGATGCACTTTTGCTCGTCGATAATCCGGCAGACGTTGCTTATAAACTTGGTAAGAATCGATCTGAACTCGAAAGAATTGCAAAACTCCATCCTTTAGAACAAGCGCGAGAAGTGAATAAGTTGAGCTTTGCGTTGATGGGCGGGAATAAACCCCAAAACTCATCAAATAAGACTAACCCAATGGGTCAAGTCAGACAAAGCCCCTCACATGCTTCTCAAGCAGTAACTGATAGGACGCCGCCCTCGGTTATCCGAGCACGGATGAAGGCAGGCACATGGAAGTGACGTCTTATTACCAAATCAAGATGAATTGGTAATAACTCGATATTTGCGACCAGTGCCATTTAAAGGACTAAATGGAGACTACGGCTCATGGCTAATCAATTTATTACGACTGATCTCGTAAGTAACACAGCGTTAGCAATGTTTGCTAACAATGCACCTTTTGTAATGACTGCTTCACGTATTTACCAAGATGATTTCGTATCGTCTGGTTATAAAATCGGTGACACATTACAAGTTCGAAGACAAAACCACTTTATTGTCGGCGATGGTTCAGTTGCAACGCCCCAATCAATTATCGAAACAGTTGAAACGATCGTTGTTGCGCATCAATATCACGCATTGATCGCATACACCATTCAAGATTTATCATTAAGAATTGAAGATTTCTCTCGCTTATTCATCTCTCCAGCAATCCAAGAAATCATCACCCAAATGGAAAAAGATTTAGGTGGCGCTGCTGAAACCGATTTAAATTTCTTTACAGGAACAGCTGGCACGCCAATCAATAGCTTTACAACTGTTGATACAGCAGGTGCTAAACTCTTAGAGCAAGGCGTTAATATCGCATCTGATGCTTATATGGCAATGACCGTTCGTGACGGTTCAAGCTTAAAAGGCGCTCTCTTAAATAACTTCACCCCAGTATTTAACGAAGACATCGTTCGATCTTCTGCTATTGGCCATTTGTCATACTTTGACATCTTCCAATCTCAAAACATCAAACGTCACATTGCAGGTGCGGGTCCTCGTTTACATTCTGGCGACACTTTACTCGTTAATGGCGCAGTTGCATCCGGCAATATCATCGTTATGGATGGCGCGACAATCAATATTGTCGATTACTTTGTAATAGGTGATGTTATCTCTATAGCGGGCGTTGAGAGTGTTAACCCTGTAGGGCGTGCTTCAACTGGTCAAGACATGCAGTTTGTCGTTATTGCAAATGCAAGTTCAGATGGCGCAGGTAATATCACAGTATTGGTTGCTCCAATTATTATTTCAGATACTGCAAATCCAAACCGTAATGTTAGCAATGCAATTCCTGATGATGCACCTGTAACAATGGTTGGCTCACATAACGTGAACGTCGCATACCCTGCGCGCGCCCTCGATATCGTTTGCCCACCACTTTACAAATTACAAGTGCCATACGCATCAGTTGCTGTTGATCCTGAAACTGGACTCTCCTTAGCTGTCACGCAAACTGGTGACATTCTAGGTTATCAAAACTATATGCGTATCGATTTACTGTGCGGCTTTAAATGGCATCCACAATATGCCGTTCGCGTTCTGTCATAAGGAATAACCAGATGCTGACATGCGTGTATCACCCCATAGATGGCATGCGAGTTTTAGATTCAGATGAGGCGGATAAACTGAAAGCATCTGGTATCTGGTTTGATAGTCCTAAAAAGGCAGCAGAATATCGCATAAAAGTTGAATCTGAGATGAAGGAAGAATCCAAGGCCAAGAAGCCGAGGGTTAAACTTAAGGAGAAGGACAATGAAAAATCCAGTAATGGCTAACAATGCTTTTGTAAAAGCAGGTCAAGCCAAGATGAAAGCAAAAATGGGCGACAGACCAGTTGTTCCAGAGGCAATGAAGCATTTCGATGCTTACATGTCAAACAACGAAGAAACTGTCACCAAAGCAAACCACAAGCTTTGCGGTGGTTTAGAAGACGCATTTCCTCATAAATAAGACGGCCTTATCGGCATATTTGGATAGGTATGCCGATCTTTTTGTCTTTAAAAGGAGGCGGTCATGACTCAAGTTGTGCGTACAGTTAATCAACTTATCAATCAGTCTTTATATCTATTAGGTGAGCTTGCAGTCAATGAGGCGCCTGATAGTTTTATGCTATCAACTGGCCTTGATTTGATTAATGAGTTACTTGATAAGTTTGCGGCCGATTCTATTTATATTCCTTTTTTAACCACTTTGTCTTTTAATATGGTTGCAGGACAGGCTTCATATGAGGTTTCAAATATCATCACAGCTGCTATTGCAGCCGATCGTATTGTTGATCTCGCATTTGCAAATTATACTGTTCCAAGTTCAGGTCAAGGAATCATCTATCCTTTAACCATTATTACGAAATCTCAATACTATGGCGTTGTGAGACTAACACCATTAAATACAAGACCTGGATTTATCTTTTTAGATAAACAGGCATTTGAATCGATCATCACGATTTACCCGGCACCTGATCAACCTTATCCTTGCGAGTTACGTTGCAAGGTCATGATTGATAAATTGGATGAACATGAGGATTTGGGAACATTACCGCCATTTTATTATGGGTTCATGAAGTATGCATTAGCCCGTAAGTTCTTAGCTTATTACCCATCTGGTAACTGGCCAAAGGAAAATGAAGACGAATATAACGATTATTATGCGATTATTAAAAATGCCAATGAAACTGATTTAACGATCAGACCTTCCGCAATGCTTTCAAGACCAGAACCTTTCTACTGGCAAAATATTTTGGCGTACTGATTATGCGAAAGGATTATGACATTGTTGGTTCATATGATAATCAGCGGTTCTCGCCGATTAATGCTGAACGTACAGTCAATATGTTTGAGTATCTTGATCAAAACGCTAAACGCCCTAAGGTATTATTGCCAACATCGGGATTGCTTGATGCAGATTTAAATTTTGGTATAGAAACATCCGGAGTTAGAGCGCAGTTTGTATTTAAAGATAAAACTGAGATTGCATTTTATACCGTCATTGGGGTCAATGTTTATAGAACAAGCGGAACGACTGATGCACTAACGACAATACAAATTAATTCCGAACCATTATCAACACCGGCAGGTTATGTCGGAATTGATGCAAATCAATATCAGATTATTTTTGTAGACGGTCTATCTGGTTGGATATGGGATACAAATACGAGTACTTGGAATAAGATTACTGATACTGGTTTTCCTGTTAAACCCATTGATGTTTGTTTTTTAGATGGTTTTTTTGTTGTCGCAAATGGGGATACGAATCAGTTTCAATTGTCTCTACTTAATAATGGGATGGTTTGGAGCGGCGGCACACCTGTTCCATTTGCAGTGACTGGATCTCCTACCAATAATGTCACTTTAACATTAAATAATAGTGCTAATTTTGCAACGGGTACGCCTGTAACGCTATCAACAACTGGAGGCGGTACATTACCAACCGCCTCTCCCGCATTGAATACTTCTGATACATATTACGTGATTAGAATAACAGGTCCAACAGTTAATCCAGGAACAATTAGACTAGCAAGAACTGCTGCTGATGCTTATGCAGGGATTGCTATTAATTACACTGTAAATAGTGTTGCACCTGTTCAAATTACTGTGTCTGGTCAATTGCAGTTGGGGCAAATCACCTCTCATCCAGGTACAATTGTTGCTTGTAGGACTTTACATAGACGATTGTTTCTATTCTCTCAGAACTTTACAGAAGTTTGGGAAAATGCAGGTTTAGGTACAAACCTACCATTTAGACGCAACAATTCATTACTTATGGAAGTTGGAACGCCAGCTATAGGAAGTATCGTAACTGGCTTTGATCGTATGTTCTTTTTATCCCAAGATAAAGATGGATTAGGTGCTGTAATGGGTGTTGCCGGTACTGAATCGCAGCCAGTATCTAATAGAGCATTGGACTTTCAACTTGCGCAATATGCTCAAAATCCGGCAACAGGGGTCACTGATGCTCGCGGGGTAATGATTAAGGAAAACGGTATTATATTTTACCGTCTGAATTTTACCTTAGCTAATCACACATTTGTACTGAATGTCACAACATCTGAACCTGGACAACCGCGCTGGCATGAAGAAGAAGTCTTAAATCATGATAGACATCCAGCTCAGACTCATGCGTTTTTTAAAGGTGTTAATTACTATGGAGATTATAAACGACCCATAGTTTATGTCGTTGATGATTCATTCCTAACAAATAATGGTGAACAGATCAAACGTATGCGTATAGGCAAACAGATTACACCAGAAGGGTATAATCGTTTGAGGGTTGATCGTTTCCATTTAGATATTCTCCAAGGTCAGACTGGAAATAATATATTCTTTAATCAAAACCTATTAACGGAAGATGGTTTTGACATTTTAACAGAAAACGATATTTCCATTCTTTTAGATCAATCAGCTCAAGCTATTGAATCAGGTCCACAACCATCCGTATGGCTTACTGTTTCTAAAGATGGTGCTCAGACTTATGGATTTTATTTTGAAGGGACCATGGGAAAAATTGGCGAACGCACTTATCGCACTGTCTGGCGAAAACTAGGGACAACACCAAGAGGTCAGGGGTTTGTACCTAAGATTGAATTTTTTAATGTAGTGCCATTTGTGATTCTGGGCGCTGCTTGGGATTTCGAAGTGTTACCGGAGTAGAAATGGCGAGAGATTTTGATGATTTCCCGACGTACGATCCCGTCTTAAAAGATGGAGAACTTTATTTAAGTAATATTTGGTCTGATTTCTTGGCGACATTTATAGAAACACTACAAGAATATCTTGGTCAATATGGAATGTTCATACCAAGAATGACGACAGCGCAAAGGGATGAAATACAATCGCCTATTGAAGGTCAGATGATTTATAATACAGATGCAATTCTCGGCCCTCCACGCACTGCCCAAATTCAGATTTGGCAGGTCAAAGTAGATGTTGGCGCATGGAGAGTTGTTACAACGGTTTAACATCATAAGGATATGATGATATGGCAATGCCAGAATATGCTCAAAATGCTTTATATGGTGGTGGCAGCGGAAGCGGCTTCGGTGGTGGATTCGGCGGCAATGCCGGAATGTTTGGCTCTGGCCTTGGTGGTTTTTTAGGAGGCTTATTTGGTGATTCTGGCGCACCTTATGGCGCTGCAATGGACCAATATCAAGAATGGGCAAACAAAGCCCAAAATGTTCAAAATCCATATCTTAATGCTGGCACTGGCGCAATTCCTGGCATGCAAAGTTGGCTGCAAGGAATGCAGAACCCAAGTCAATTTATCAATAATCAAATGGCTAATTATCAAGAGTCGCCCTATGCAAAGTATCAACAACAACAAGGTATGAATGCAGCTCAGAATATGGGATCAGCATCTGGCCTCACTGGTTCTACGCCTTTAATGCAATTTGCCCAACAGAATGCACAAAATATTTCTTCAAAAGACATGGATCAATGGCTGCAGCATGTGTTAGGCATTAATACTCAGTATGGGCAAGGCATGCAAAACATGATGAATATGGGCCAAGGTGCTGCAAATTCCCTGACTAATATGTATGGCAATATGGGCCAGCAAATGGGGCAAGCAGCTTATGGTCAAAAAGCTGGCGAAGGTTCAGATTTCATGAATATGCTTGGTGGAATTGGGTCAATGATTGGCTCATTCTTATAATAAGGATATAAGTTATGGGATTACCATTACCTAGAGTTGTTGCTGATGTTGGCCCTGGCGGACCGCTTGTCACTGCAATGAGCGGCATGAATGCACTGCAAAAGCAGATGCTAGAGAATCAATATTATGGACCTAAAACAGAAGCTCAAATTAAATCTCAAACTGCATATGCAAATGCGGTAGCACCCCAATTTTTAGCAAAATTAATGGGTCATGAAGATATTCTTGCAAATATGACAGAGGAACAAAAAAGGGCCGCAATTCCATATCTTTATAATGTTGGTACTAATAATCCTACTGGAAATAATAGCCTTCAGATGCAACAGCAAATTCAATCGGGGCAAAATGGATTGTTTCCATCAGTGGTTAATGGGATTAAGAATATTTTTGGATATGGACAGAAGAATCAACAGCCACAACCAAACCAGCAAAATGATCCATTGCTTAATAATTCTGCGTTATCGCCACAAGATAGAGCGGCAATTATTCAGCAAAGACAGCAACAAGTCCCTGGAAGTTCATATGTTATTCAAGGCAACCAACCAATACCACAAACGAATCAAGGTGTTGGGGTCTCATCACCAGGTAAATCATTCGCGCAAAACACTGGGGAATTGAAGTTAGTAAAAGCGCAAGGAGAGGAAACTGGAAAACAGATCGCAAAACAAGGCGCTGATCTCGATGATGCGATAGAAAAAGGTTATGGGATGAGGACAACTCTTGATGAGTTAGGGAATGTTATTACCTCACCTGAGGCAATGGCGATGAGGCAATTACCATTAGCTGGTAGACATGAATTTGCATATTATGCAAAAGAAGGAACACCGCAACAACAGAAATTAGTTGGTCGATTTTATGATTTAACTGGAAGAATTGTTACTGATATGGCTTCTAATTTTAAAGGTATGTTCAGAGCAGGCGAGCAACGTTTAATTGAAAATATGAAAGCCAGCCCTTCAGATACGATTGATACCATGCTTGGTAAAGTATCTGAAGCTAGTTATATGAATGACTTTTTTCTTAAAAGAGCATCAGCAACTAGAAATATTATGGACGAACAACATATTACCAAAACAAAAGCATTGGAAATTGCTGACAAACAAATGAATGGTGATGAAATAAGGAAAAATGTTCATAACAAATTAAATCCAAAGCCGACTGATGATGAAATTGAAATGATGGCAAAGAAATATAAAATTTCTTCTGATGAAGTTAAAAAACGATTAAAGGCAAAGGGGATTATTTAATGTTAAGAGATTTCCTTTCTGAAGATTATCAAAATCCAGAAATGGACAAAATGCCACTTCGTGACTTTCTTGAAGAACCAAAACAAGAACCTGAATCTTTAGGTAAGTCTATTTTGTTTGCAGCACCTCGAGTGGCAGAAGATGCTTATAAGGGTGCTTTTAATTTAGCGAAAAAAGTTCCTGGCTATCTTGAAGCTGCTCCAAAAGCTATTTCAAGTGCCGCTTCAACATTTAAAAACGATCCATTTAACGCAATGGCTCAACAATATGCAGGTCTCGCAGAGCTTGGTCAAAAAACATTTAACACGCCTCATGATATTACTAATTATTTATCTAATCGTTTAAATCTTTTTCCAAAAGATATTAATCAAAAAATTCAAATGGGCAGAATGCCAGAAGATACACAGCAAATGATTGATCAAACTTTTGGGAAACCTAAAAATGAAGGTGAAGAGTTTTTACGTGGACTAACTAGAAATTCTATTAATTTATCAGGTTTAACAGGCGTTGCACATTATGCTAATCCAATGCGTTATACTAATTCTGGAATTATGAGAAATGTTGTAAACACACGTAATGCTTTACAGCAACGATATGGCAGAACTTACAACAATATATTCAATGAAGCTGATATAAATGGATTAGGTTCTAATTTGCCTAACTTAATACCCCATCTTGATTTGCAAAGAATTTTAGCAAACGAGCCACATCATTCTGTAATTTCTATGAATGAATTTATTAACAACCCAAATCCAAGATCAGCTCATGAAGCAAAACGTGATTTATTAAAGACACAGCGTAAATTGACTGCTAAAAATGAAAGAGAATCTTTAAGTGGTGGTGAAAGGGACAAATTGAATGCTGTTAATAATGCTATAACAGATATTGAAGCAAATATGTTTACTGATGCACAAGGTATTGAACATCCAGAACTTTCTGGACGTTATAGAAATACGCAAACTGGTTACAGAGATGAAGTAATACCGTATACCAAAAATAAAGCAATCAATAAATACCGTAGCGGAAAACTATTACCAGGTGAAGCTGTTCGATCTATAAGTAAAGGTGAATTTGCAGCACAGAGAGGCTCGCATCATCCAGAAATTACAAGACGAAATTTTTTAAATAAGGTTTTGCCATGGGTTCGTGCTGGAGGAATTGGTGGAGCTAGTTTATATGGTTTAAATAAATTAATTAATCTTTTAAGTGAAAGTCATTCGAACCAAAATCAATAATGGAAAGATATTTTATGAAAATCATTAGATCATTAATTTGTTTTTTCAATGGTCATTATTATCCTCTAAGCCCATCGATAAATGATGATGGATGCTTTACTATAACTTGTATAAAATGTGGTAAAAGTGAAAGTATTAAACCTTTTGATCTCAAGGATAGGGACTAGATGGCAATTACGTATACATTGGGAGCAAACCCAATATGGGATTTAATTAACCTAATCGGCACATTGGCTGGTGGTGCTAAGCTTTATACTAAGAGCGCTAAAACCTTTCTTGATAAAGCAGTTTATACGGATGCAGGAGGTACAACGCCTTATCCTAATCCAATTATATTTAATGCTAACGGTACCCAAGGTCCGTTTTATTTTAAGTTTGATGATTCTGATCCAACCGATTTATATTTTTTACAGGCCAAAGACTCAAGCGATAATATCTTATGGACTGTTAATAATTACTCACCTCCTACGGGGGGCGGTGGTAGCGGTCCGATCATCACGACGGTTATTAGTCTTGAAAATTATATTTCTAATAGTGCCTTCATTGATCATGTTATCGATATGGCAGCACCATCTACGACTACAAATCTTGTAATTGCCCCTAGTAATCATAAGGGGTTTACGCCTGCTGATATTACGCCTGTTATTGGTACATTTGGAGCGGTTGGGCCTGATATTCGCTTTGTTAGGAATTCAACAGCCAGCCTTGATCAGATCACTTTTCCAGTGTTTGCCCTAGCTGATGACCCATTCAATGCTAATGGGGTTACACCTGAACACTATGTGCGATATGTCTCAAGCAATACATCAAGTGGTGAATTGTATAAAGCATTCCAATTTCCCATTTGTCAGAAAGTTAAAAATCTTTCTAATCAGACAGTGACATTTCAATTATTTGGGATGGCAACCACTAATGTTGATTTGCAACTTTATACGCGTCAATACTATGGAAATAGTCCTGGTGCGACAGCAGAAGTCGGTGGTGTAGGTGGGACAAGGCAGCCAGTTGGTGCGCCAATAGCGCTTACTAATACATGGACTAAATTTAGTTTCTCATTTGTTGTGCCGAATGTTGGCGGGAATAGCATCGGTGCAGTAGGTACTCAGACTGATGATGATGGACTATACTTACAGCTTGAGATGCCATTAAATGTGAATTGCGATGTCTCATTTATTTTGCCTATTTTACATCTTGGCTCTGTTGGAGTCGATAAAGACTTTGATAGTTATGATCAGATTTATGGTGTTGCTCAGAATGTGAGAACTGGTTCTGCAATGCTTGGATTTGGTGCAGCACCTTTAGGATGGGTTGCTTGTGATACTAGTATTGGCAATGTCGGATCAGGCGCAACACGCGCAAATAAAGATACCTTCTTTTTATATAAAACGATCTGGGATGCAGTTCCTAGTAATACTTTTGCACCGGTTTCAGGTGGTGCAAGGGGTGCTAGCGCAATTGCAGATTTCTTGGCAAATAGAACTTTGACATTACCAAGGACCCTAGGTAGGGCATTAGCGGCAGCAGGTTCTGGTACTAGTTTAACTCCTCGCGTATTAGGTGAGTGGTTAGGTAGTGAAACGATTTTGATGGCTGATATGCCGCTGCATGATCATGCTGGATCGACAGTAGCAGCGGGTGTTGGTGCTGGCATTACAGGATTTGCAGAGGCATTAGCGACAGGCCCTACTCATCCTGTGACTATAGCACCACAGGGCGGCGGCGTACTTAATACTAGTGGTCAAACTGGCGGAAAAATGCAGCCAACAACTTTTATGAATGTATTTCTTAAATTATAGAAAAGGATTTATGTATGGCAGTTCAATTAGTTCAAGTACCACCTTTAGACCCTAATGCCTACACTGGTCCTACAAGGATCATGTCAGGGGTCGCTAGAACTGGTGATGTTACTTTAGATACATTATATGGTCCCAATGGATCAGTCGAATTTGCGAGATGGTTATACTTAGGTGTAACCGGCAATGTGTCCTATATGAAATGGGATGGCACATCACAAACTCTTATCGGATTGGCAGCAGGCGTATGGCACCCTATTTATTCAATTAAAATAAATACGGCACTAACGACTGCTACCACTCTTGTATGGGGAAGTTAGCTAACTTCAGGCCAAAAGCCAAAATGGAAAGTAACGTTACTTATTTGAAAAGGATTTCAAAATGACTACAACTATAGCTCAATTTGTGTTTTCACCATGGTTGACCCCAGTTCGTGTGGTCGCAACCACAGATGTTGCTGGCACTTACTATAATGGCCAAAGCAATGATGGCGTTGGCGCAACCCTTACAATCGCAGCTTCTTCATTAACAGTAGACAGTGTTGTTTTAGTGGTTGGTGATCGCGTACTACTTCAAGCACAAACCAATGATAACGAAAATGGCATTTATATCGTTAAACTCATTGCTGCAACCGTTGTTTTACAACGTGCAGCCGATCAACAAAGCATTGAACAATTAAAGGTTGGCCAATACGTCTCGGTTGCCGCTGGTGCTGTAAATGCTGGCAATTTCTATACTCTCATTGAGCCGCTTCCAGCAATTTTGGGTATTGATGATCTTTTCTTTAATGCAGATCCTTCTGCTGGCGGTGTCGCATTCTCAGGCGGTCCATCAGTTGCAAATTCTGTACCAGTATTTTCTGATACTTCTGGAAATATCGCCCCGCAAACGACAACTGCAACATTTCCTTTTGGCGTTACTTCTGCAGGTCCGATTCAATCAACAACTGGCAATATCACATCAGGTTCCTCAGGCGATGCTGGTAATTTCATATCGTTTCCTGCAACTGCTGCAAATGGCACATTTATATTTGAAGCCTTAAATGCTGGTGGCGCTTTTAATACCACATTGCGTAATGCAGTCATGGGTCAATCAAGTGTTATCTCAATCCCTGATCCAGGTGCTGCAACTGCAAACATCCTGTTAAGCACAGGTGCTGCAAATATTATTGCGAAGCAAAAATTCCTTGGCATTAATGATGTTGTTCTTTTCGGGACTGGGACTTGGACGACAACGAGAATCGCGCAAGGAAATTATGTCAAACGTCATACAGCAGCAGATGAAACTTCCATCATTGCTGTTGATATTAACCCTGTGATTGTAGCGGCAACTGCTAAAGGTTTTAGATTAGATTCTTTTGATGTTATCTATTCTATTGGAACCTTGGCATTAGATGCGCATTCTGCAACATTGGATCGCATTGTTTATGTTAATAACGTCGCAGTATCTGTTACATCTGTTCCGATCACTGCAACGCTCGCAACTGCAACCCAAGCTCAGCCTTATGTAACAAATTGCACTGTAACGACACCTGCTTTTGATGTTACAGCGGATAGTAAATACAGCTTAGAAATCACTGTTAATAACTCATTAACAAGCGCCTATGATTTCTATGGTGTAATGTTGCGTTTCTCTGAAACAATTGCTTAAACACTTACCTACGCTGTCACAAGATGGCGTAGGTATTTGATGGAGAATATGGAATGAGTCTCTGGGGTGGTGGATTTATACCGATTATTGTTTATCAGGCTTTTACTGAAGCTGTTTTATTGCCATTAGAGCTGATCACGCATACCAATTTAAATATCATGACCCATTTATCGCAAAACATTCAGGTTCAGCAACCATAAGGATTTGAGATGGCTGGAATTTTCATAGATAGTTTACCACCAGTTACAGTACCTGCCATGTCAGATGTTTATCCTATTGACCAAGCTGCTACAACTTATCAAGTCTCTAATACTCAAATGCTGTCTTTGTATCAGGCAAATGCTAGTGGGATGTGGAACATTGATATTTCAGGAAATGCAGCAACGGCTACGACCTCGACTACAACTACAACTGCGACGAATATTGGAATAACAGATGACACAACAACTAATGCGAATATGTTACCTGTGTGGGTCACTACAAATACAGGAAATCTTCCTGCGAAAGTGTCATCAACTAAGATAACATTTAATCCATCTACAGGTGTGCTCACGCCAGTTTCGATTGCGCCAAGCGCACAAGCATCAGCGCTTAATATGAATTCGCATCAGATTAACAATGTCACTGATCCAACGAGTGCCCAAGATGCTGCTACAAAGAATTATGTTGATACAGCAGCAGGTGGTTTTACACCAATCCCTGGCGTTATAGCAGGATCAACAGCTAATCTTAATGCTGTTTATTTAAATGGTGTTGCAGGCGTTGGAGCCACACTTACAAATGCTGGTGCATTAGCTGCATTTTCTATTGACGGACAATCGCCTGCAATTAATTCACGTATTTTAGTTAAAGACCAGGCATCATCATTTCAGAATGGTCTCTACACTTTAACAACAATAGGTTCAGGTGCTGTTGCATGGGTTTTAACAAGGGCAACAGACTACAATCAGCCAACCGAAATACAACCAGGTGATATTATATTTATAGAAACCGGAACAGTTAATGCTGGTTCGACTTACTATGAAACGGCAACTGTAACAACGATTGGTGTTGATGCAATTTCATTTAGTCCATTTTTCACACCTGCTACTTATTTAAAAGCAGCTAATAATTTATCTGATGTTACTAATGCAAATACTTCTTTTAATACTATTTCACCATTGACGACAAAAGGTGATTTAGTAGCATTTTCTACTATTAATGCAAGATTAGCAGTTGGCACTATTAATGGTCAGGTGTTACAAGTTAATTCTGCCGCTGCAACAGGTTTGGCATATTCCACGGCAA